CATTTGGATGCAGTGATGCTGACCTCCGGTACCAACACCGCCACGGTCTGGCGGGCGGGCGTCGCAGGCACGGTGTATACCTGGTCTCAGCAAGCCACAAGTCTTTCGGTCCCCGCTCTTATATCAAACGCGTCCACCACCACGCTGCTGTCCAATAAAACATGCTTGATTTTCACCTCCGGGCTCTCCGGGGGAGCCCAAGTCAATGTGACCTCAACCGCCTACCCAGTGGGCACGCCCAATATTTTTACGGTGGTGAATCAATCAAAGCACACCTGCCTATTCTCGGGCAGCGTCATTAAGGCCGGCCAAATTGTAGGATTTTTTCCGCAGGCTTCCTCGATCTGGCCAGAGGCCTTTAGGACTGCGACTACGAGCGGGCTCTCTGCGCTAACGCCGCCGGGGCTCGCGCTATCGTTTAGCACTCGCTTAGTATCATCATCGACCGTATCGATGGGAGCAATGGTCAGTGACTATGGCGGCGGCAACGCCAATATTTTGACTTACGATACGCTCAGCAACGACCTCATCACGCCGCATCATCTCGGCGCGTGGGTGGCTAGTAAAAAAATCAACAATCAAGCTAACTCCACTAATTTCCCGAGCTCGCTTACCAACGCGCAGGGTGCCGAGCCACTCATATATCAGGTCGGATCTATTGACAAGGGAGCGGTCTACCACCGCTGCGGCAAATTAAGCCCGTATTTTGCGACCAATCGATCCTTGTATGGCACCCCCGCTACCCCTGTCACTTTCGCAAGATTTTGTGCGGTGGTGACATTCGCGGCACCTTACAACGCAGAGACCGGTACGATCTTGGATTTTGGGACGGCGGGCACCGAGTCTGGCGCCACTGGCTCCAGCCTGGGCATTTTTAGAGGGTGGGGCGGGCTTGGCAAGGTGCAATGCACGGGCGGTGCGATAGGCTCACTTTTCAGCGGGGTGCCCCAGCTTAACGCGCCCGCGCTTTGGGCAGTCAATGTGGTGGGCATCTATCACGACGGCAACACGCTGACTTTGCGGGTCAACGCCGGTGCTAATTACGTGGATGCAAACGGCGTCACCATCACCGGAACCACCAATTCGGTGGCGCGCTTGACTCGCGTGAGCTTTAACGCTGTAGGCCTGGGCTCCGATGTGCAGACAAAGGGCCGCTCCCTGCTGGGCCAGATTTTTGATGTCGTGGCATGGGGCCAATACAACGCCGGCTCGGTGCCCACCTACGCCGAATTTACAGCGTACCAAGACACCGTGACTTACGGCCTGTATCCCAAGTAATTTTTCAGGCGGTTGATACCGATCGCCTCCCACCCAAGCTCTCCCTGAAACCGAAAGGAATATTTATGCCCCAGGCAAATGCCCCGGGCGCGCAGCCGCGCGCGCCTGATTTACCCACTGCCACCCGCCTGCAAGACATGCCCCTGGCCAGCTTGCAAATGGCCGTGCGCAACGTGCGCCGCGAAGCGCTGCAATCATCCGAGCAAGACGCTGCCACACGCGCCGAAGGCGATGCACCCGGCCTTGCCCCTGCTGCCCGATTCGAGATCGTTTTCAGCACCGGTGCGCCCGTCAAGCGCTACGACTGGAACAACAGCCGCTACTACCTGGAGCAGCTCGAAGTCTCAGAAGCCGCAATCGACTTGTCTCGCCTCGAGCGTGGTGCACCACTGCTCAACACCCATATGGCCTGGAGTCTGGAAGACCAGCTGGGCGTGTGCGACCAACCCGAAATTCGAAGCGGGCAGGGCGTATGCCAAACGCTGCTCAGCCGGCGCGACAGCGTCAAAGGTGTGGTGCAAGACCTGGAAGACGGCGTCATTCGCAACGTGTCTGTGGGCTATGCCCGCAACGCGGTCGAGATGGTGGCCCCCGGCGAAGAAAACGGCATGTGGGTTTATCGCATTACCCGCTGGACCCCAATGGAAGTCTCTCTGGTGCCCATACCCGCTGACATGGACAGCCAAGTGGTGCGCAGCGAGGGCGGCCAGCTCAAGACCCCTGACGGCCGCGAGCTGCGCTCTTTCCCCTGCAGCGTGACCGAAGTCACCACGCAACAACAGGCTGCTGCAGCTACTGCAGCAGCTTCTAAAACCACCGCGGCGGTGCCCACAGCCGATGAATTTATTTCCTCAACCCGCAACTTTGAAAGTACTACTATGACCCCCGAAGAACTCGCCGCTGCAGCTGCAGCCACCCTCGCCGCTGATGCAGCCCGTCAAGCGGGTATGCAGGCCGAGCGCACCCGCGCCGCTGACATTCGCACTGCAGCGCAAGCTGCACGCAGCACCTTGGGCGCTGATGCTGACCCCTTGGTCACCCGCCTGATTGACGCCGGTGTCACCATCGATGAGGCGCGCAAGCAAATCATCGACGCGCTGGCTGAGCGCAGCCAAGCCACTACCGTTCGCGGTGCGGCCAGCATTCGCACCGTGCAAGACGAAGCCGACACCCTGCGCACCCGCATGAGCGACGCCCTGGTGCTGCGCGTCACCCCCGGTGCCACAGACCACGGCGGTGTCAAGGTGGACGCTGAAGGTGCCCGCAATTTCCGTGGCATGGACCTGATGGACATGGCCCGCCGCTCCATCGCTGCAGCGGGTGGCAGTGCCGACGGCCTGACCCGCCGCGAAATCGCCATGGCCGCGCTCAATATTGACGCCGACTCTCGCCGCAGCGCGGGCATGATGTCCACCAGCGACCTGCCAAGCATCCTGGCCAGCACCGTCAACCGCAGCTTGCGTGCAGCGTATGAGCAAGCGCCCCGCACCTTCACCGGCTGGGCACGCCAGTCCACCAACAAAGACTTCCGCGAAAAGTCTTTGCTGCAACTGTCCGGCATGAGCCAGTTCAGCAAAATCAACGAGGGCGGCGAATACAAGCTGGCCACCTTCAGCGACACGGCTGAGAAATACAGCTTGAGTAAGTACGGCGCCATCATCGCCATCACCTGGGAAGCGCTGATCAACGACGACCTGAGCGCCTTCAGCCGCATCCCCATGATGATTGCCGAAGAAGCCGCCGCGCTGGAAGGCGACCTGGTCTATGCCGCGCTGCTGGGCAACCCCAAAATGGCAGACGGTGTGGCCCTGTTCCACGCCACGCACGCCAACCTGGCTGGCTCTGCCGGTGCCATCAGCGACGTGACCTTGGGCGCAGGCCGCGCCGCCATGCGCAAGCAAACCGGTGCCAACGGCCGTGTGCTTAACCTGGCGCCAGAGATTCTGATCGTCGGCCCAGACAAAGAAGCCGAAGCGCTGAAGTACACAAGCTCCAACTTTGTGGCAGCCAAGTCGGTGGACATCAACCCCGCCTTCAACACATCTTTGAGCGTGATTGTGGACAACCGCGTGACCGGCAACCAGTGGTATCTGGCCAGCACACCAGCCCGCGTGGACACGGTCGAATTTGCGTACCTGGAAGGTGAAAACGGCCTGTTCACCACGCGCCGCGAAGGCTTCGAGGTGGACGGCGTCGAGATCAAAGCCCGCCACGTGTTTGCTGCCAAGGCCATCGACCATCGCGGCCTGTACCGCAACGCAGGCGCCTAAGCCTGACTGAACATTGCGAGGCCATCCTCGCAATGGTTACCCCCACAAGGCCACCCCTCGCGGTGGCCTTGTGCCTTTCCCCGCTTTTTCCCTGTTTTTTCTCGTTCATTTTTTTGGAGTCATCCCCATGAAATCATTTGTCCAGCACGGCGACGTGCTCTCCTTTGCTGCCCCTTACGCCGTCGCATCGGGCGCCCCTTTTCAAGTTGGCTCGCTCGTGGCCGTGGCCGTTGCAGCTGCAGCCATTGGTGCAGCCGTTGAAGGCATGACCGAAGGCGTCTACAGCCTGCCCAAAGTCACCGCCCAAGCCTGGGCTGTTGGCGACAAAATTTACTGGGACGACACCGACAAACTCATGACCACCACGGCCCTCAACAACACCCTGGTGGGCGCGGCCACTGCAGTGGCTGTCAACCCCAGCACCACCGGTACCGTCTACCTTGACGGCGCAGTGCGCTAAAACGGCAGGCCCTTGCCATGTTTGACCCGCACGACTTTTTAGCCACATTTGAGGCCCATGGCCTCGCCACCCGTGCAGTCCGCACCCAGGTGCCGGGAGACATGGGCTTCATCGTTGGCTTTGTGCAGCCCGATGAAATGCTCTTTGGCGACGCAGTCCAAACCGCGCAGTTCGCCATCGAATACACCACGGCCGACGCCCCCTCGCTGGCCCTGGGCCCCGCGCTCAACATTGACGGCACGGCCTACCGGGTAAACCAACCGCCACGCAAACAGGGTGACGGCACCTTTACCCGTGCCGCCCTGGAAGTAGCCCGAGGCTAAGCACCCATGACCACCCTCATAGACCAAGCACTTGAAGCCTTTATTGCTGCCGTGGCGCTCACCCCGGGCGTGACCGGCGTGCAAGAAGACCGCACGCAGGCTTACACCCAGGACGACGCACCGGCCATCAGCATCATGCTGACCGACGCCGGCGCCGACACCCTGGGCGACCAACACCCTGCCCGCAGCGTGTTGCGCACCACCATGCAAGTGGAGCTGTCAATCTACACACGCAGTGCCATGGGCGCCAATGGGCAAGAGGCCTCAGCCCGCAGCCTGGCAGGCCCCATTTGGGCCAGCGCGCATGCATTGCTTATGGCAGACCCATCGCTGGGCGGCCAGGCCCTGCGAGTGCGCTGGCGGCGCAGCAACTGGCGCAAAGAAGCTGCAGACGGTGCAGCCGGTTGGGCTAGCCACACTTACGAGATAACGCTGGCCATGCGCGAGCTGGACCTGATGCAACCGCAGTAAGCCCAGCCTCTTTCCCTATCCGATTCCACCCCACCCAAGCTGCCCCCACGCAGCTTTTTTTTTGTCAACTTACCAGGACCATCACCATGATTTTATTTGGCGCAGGCAAGCTCATTGCCGTCCCCACCACTGACGCTGCTGGCAACGCCATTGCAGTGCCCACCCCCGTCACCGTGGCCGTCTTGCAAGACGTGTCGGTTGACTTTGACTTTGAAACAAAAACCCTGCATGGCGAAAAGCAATTCGCTGTGGCCGTTGCGCGAGGCAAAGCCAAGATTGGCTGGAAAGCCAAGACCGGCGACTTTGACAGCGCCGCCCTGGGCAGCCTGTTGCTTGGTGCCCAGCCCACCAGCGCACGCAAAGCCGCTGTGATCGACTTTGGCGCCAGCATCCCAGCCACGCCATTCACCGTCAACATTGCCCCGCCAGACACAGGCACCTTTGTGGCCGACTTGGGCGTCACCAACGCACTCACTGGCGTGGCGCTCACCCGCGTCGCAGCAGCGCCGGCCGCTGGCCAGTACATGCTCAACGCCGCCACCGGTGTGTACACCTTTTCAACTGCTGACACGCTCAAGGCGGTGCTCATCAGCTACGAATACGCCAAGGCATCAGACGCGACCGCCAAATTGTTCGCCATCAGCAACAATTTGATGGGCTACACCCCCACCTTCAGCGCCTTGTTTTACAACGAGTACATGGGTAAAAAGTTGGTGATGAAGCTCAACGCTAATGTGATGGGCAAGCAAGGCCTGCCCTTCAAAAACGACGACTTCACCATGACCGACTTCGACGCCGAGGCCTTTGCCGACGCATCGGGCTCGGTGGGTTACATCTGCCAGTACTGATCTGCTGACCATGCCAAAACAACCCCCACTCAAGGGCATCGCACTGGTGCTGGGGGCAGTGACCTACACACTGCCCCCGGCCAGCCTGGGCACGCTCGAAGCCATGGCCGACCAGCTCGACAAAGTCAACGAAGCCTTTGCCACCGGCGGCAACTTCTCGTTGCGCGACCTGCTGTTTGTCACCGACTTCGCCACCGCCTGCCTGCGCCGCAACTACCCCGACATTGACCGCGCCCAAGTGGCCGAGCATGTGGGCCTGGACAACGTGATCGACGTGCTGCAAATGTGCCTCGACACCTCGGGCCTGTTGCGCAAGCGCTTGGAGACCGAGGCCGAACAACAACCCACAGCCGCCGTCCAGGAGGGCGGCAAGCTGGGGGAACCCGCTGGGACCGCATCGTCGCCCACATCGTGAGCAACACAGGGTGGACGTGGCAGCACGTCCGCTCTGACTGCGACCTGCCCACCTATTTCGCGCTTTGCGACTGGTGGCACGAAGTCCCGCCCCCCGCCGTACAGCTGCGCCGCATTGCCCAATTTTTGGGCCTGCAAGCCGGTGCCGACCCCGCCACGCCCCGCATGGCATCCACCACGCAGCCCACCGCCCCAAGCAGCCAGCAAGACATTGCCATGGCCGCCGGCATGGCTGGCATGCGCGCTATTGACGGCCGGCCAGCCGACCCGATGCTTGACTTGATCGACTGATCGCAACAAAACAGAGAGAACCACACCATGGCTGACAACATCACCGGCTTTCGGGTTGATGCCAACATCAACCCCTTCGAGCAATCCATGCGCCGCCTGGTCGATTCGGCCAAGACAGGCCAGGCGGGTGTGGGCAGCGCCCTGGGCAGTCTGGCTGGCGGCCCCTTGGCGGGCCTAAAAGCGGCCTTTGCTGGCATTGCTGCGGTCTTGTCCGGCGGCTTTTTGACGGTGGCTATCCGAGATACCGTCGCCATGACCGAAGCCGCCATGGACCTGAGCCGCGCCCTGGGCATCACCACCAACGAAGCCCGGGCCGTGCAAATGGCCATGGAAGACATTGGCGCCAAGGCCGGTGAATACGAGGGTGCCGCCAAGGGCATGACCCGGCAGCTCAAAGACAACGAAGACGCCATGAACAAGATGGGTCTGGTCACCCGTGATGCAGCGGGCAACCTGCGGCCCCTCAATGAAATGGTGATCGACGGCATCAAAGTGCTGGGCGACTACAAAGAAGGCACCGACCGCACCATGGCCGGGCAAGTGCTGTTTGGGCGTGGTATCGACGCATCCAGCAAGCTCATGCTTTACAACAACGAGGTGTTGCAAGAAAACCAACGCGCCATGCAAGAGCTGGGCTTGGAGGTGGGAGAAAACGGCGTGGCCGCCTGGGGCGAATACGACAGCGCCATGGACCGTGCAGGCTTTGGCATGCAGGGCTTGGGCAAAGCCACTGGCGACACGCTGATGCCCATCATGGTGACGCTGGTCGAGATGTTCAACGCAGTGGCGCCCGCGGCCATCAAAGTGTTGCGCGTGGCGTTAGGCAGCCTGACGGCGGTTTTTTTGACGGTCAAGCTGGGCGTCATCCAGCTGGCTGAAGTAGTGGGTGCCAGCCTCTTTAGCATTGTGGAGCCACTGCGGGGCATTTTTGAGGCGCTTTACAAGGGCATGACGGGCGACTTTGGCGGTGCTGCAGACGCATTCAAGGCCATTGGTAAAAATGTGGGCGACGTCTGGCAGGGTGCTTTGAGCCGCATGTCAGAGGCCTCTGACAAAACCGCCAAGCAAATTGTGGGCATGTTTGCAGACGACATCACACCCGGCAGCGGTGGCGGCTCAGGCAAGGGCACCAAGAACTTTGTTAAACCCGAGAAAGACAAACCCGAGAAAGACAAGGTTGTCAAAGACAAGGTTGTTAAAGAGCCATCTCAAATGCCGGTCTATGAAGCCGAGCTGTCCCAAAAAATTGCAGCTTTTGAGAAAGCCGCGCAAGCCGAAGGCACCCTGCGCCAGTACAGCAAGGCCGAAGAAGCCGCGTACTGGCGAGAGGTGACCACCTTGGCTGATATCAGCGCCGAAGACAAAGCCCGCGCCGAAAAGAAGTGGCGCGACCTAGAGCGCGGCCTGCGCAGCGAATCCTTCACCGTTGAAATGGCTGACCTGGAGCAACGCAAGCAAGCCGCCGAAAACAACTTTGCAGAGCGCATCCGCCTGGCTGAGAAAGCCCACACCAAGACCGTGGCCATGTACGGCGTCGAGAGCAAAGAAGCCGCCGCTGCCATGGGCAAAGTGCTAGAAGAAAAGCGCAAGCAGGTGCAACAGATTGCGCAGCTTGAAGACATGGCCGGCCAGCGTCGCCGCGAGAAGGCTCTGGGCGACATTGAGTTTGACCGCATGGACGCTGAGCACAAGCTGGCCATGGGCCTGATGACGCAAGAGCAACTCTTGATTCAGCAGCAGCAGTTTGAGGAGCGCATGTACGCCATCAAGCTGCAATACCTGCAGCAGACTCTGGCTGCGGTAGACCCCCAAAAAGACCCGGTGAAAAAGGCCGAGATTGACGCACAGATCGAGCAGCTCGAGCAGCAGCACCAGTTACGGCTGGGGCAAATTAAAAATCAAATCATGGCCGAGCAGGCGGGCCCTGAGCTGAATATTTTTAAGTCGATGGAGTCATCTTTCGAGCAAGCCATGACCGGCATTCTGACCCGCGCACAAACGCTGCAGCAAGCCATGGGCAATATCTTCAAAAACGTTCACGCCGTGTTTGTGCAAGAGATGGTGACCAAGCCGCTGGCCGTGATTGCTGTTCGGGTCATACGCGAGTCAGCGCTGTACAAGATGCTGGCCGCTGCGGCTATTACCAATCAGCAATTGGCATCAGGCACGACAACTGCGCTGGTGGCTGGTGAGCAGGCGCCTAAGCTGGCGGCCATTGCTCCAGTTGCTAGTGCAAAAGCTGCTGAGTCTCAGGCCAACATCCCTTACGTCGGGCCCATTCTCGCCGCTGCGGCTTTCGCCGCAATGATGTCCATGGTCTTGGGCGGTGGCAAGGGCGGTGGCGGTTCATCCACCACCACCACCACCCGGATCCCCAGCGCCGCAGGCGGCTTTGATATTCCGCGTGGCCTCAACCCCATGACGCAGTTGCACGAACAAGAAATGGTGCTGCCTGCCCACATTGCCAACCCCCTGCGCGACTCGCTGGCACAAGGCGGCCAGGCGGCGGGGCAGGGCAGCGACGGCGCGGCCGTGGTTATTCACACCACCGGCGGCGACTTTATTCACAAGCGTGACCTGGCCAAACTTCTGACCACCATGAAGCGCGACTACCGATTCCAAACCTGAGCCCAAACTGAGCGAACCCCCATGAGCCAAGCCGTTTTCCCCTCCATGCCCGGCCTCAAGTGGGGGTCTGTCAAGACCCCCATGTGGTCCACCAAAATACAGCGCACGGCCAGTGGCCGCGAGCTGCGGGCGGCCTACTACAGCGCCCCGCTGTACAAGATCAGCCTCAGCTACGAAGTCTTACGCTCTGGCGACCCGGCCGAGCTGCAGGCTATGGTGGGCTTCTTCAATGCCCGCAAAGGCAGCTTTGACAGCTTTTTGTACACCGACCCCGAAGACCATACGGTGGTTAACCAAGGCTTTGGCATAGCTGCTGCAGGGCAAACGCGATACCAGCTGGTGCGCACCTATGGCGGTTTTGTTGAGCCCGTGCTGGCGCCCCAGCTCACGGGCGTGGGCGCTGTCAGCATCGCGGTCAATGGCGTAGCCCAAACGGTGGGCACGCACTACACCTTGGGCGTCGATGGCTTAGTCACCTTTGTCGCGCCGCCGCTCGCCGGGCAGGTGCTCAGCTGGTCGGGCGAGTTTTATTACCGCGTGCGCTTTGCGCAAGACAGCGTGGACTTTGAGCGTTTTTTGTACCAACTGTGGTCGCTCAAAAAAGTTGAGTTGCAAACTATTCGAGACGCCGCATGAAAACCCATACCCCCGAACTAATCGCGCTGCTGGGCAGCAGCACGCAGTTCATCATGGCCGACCTGTACACCATCACCCTGGCCTCAGGCGTGGTGCTGCGCTATACCGGTGCCGACCTTGACATTACCCACGCGGGCAACACCTACAGTGCCCGTGGCCCGCTCATTCGGCGCGGGCAAGTGCGCACGGTGCTGGGCCTGGAGGTCGACACGCTCGACCTCACCATCATGGCGTCAAGCACCGACGCAGCCCATTTGCTTGAGGGCCAGCCCTTCATACCCGCCGCGCTGCAAGGCGCGCTGGACGGGGCGTCTGTGCTGCTGCAGCGCGCATTCCTGACCGACTGGGCGCAACCCCCCGTGGGTGCGGTGGTGCTGTTCAGCGGGCGCGTGTCAGACATGTCGGGCAAGCGCACTGAGCTAAATGGCAGCGTCAAGAGCGACCTGGAGCTGCTCAACACCAAACTGCCCCGCAACTTGTACCAAGCCAGTTGCCTGCACACGCTTTACGACGGCGGTTGCGCCGCCAACAAAGCGGCCCTCACTGTGTCGGGCAGCGTCAACGGCAACAACGGCACGGGGCAGTGGATGCAAAGCAGCTTGAGCAATAGCCCTGGCTGGTTTGACCAAGGCGTCATCACCTTCACATACGGCCCCAATGCAGGCCAGCGCCGCACTGTCAAGGCCTACGCATCGGGGCAGTTTTGGTTTGCGCTGCCCCTGCCCCATGTGCCAACAGTTGGTGAAATTTTTACCGTTTACCCCGGCTGCGACAAAACGCAGGCCACCTGCCAAGGCAAGTTCAACAACCTTCACCGGTTCAGGGGGTTCCCCTACATCCCGATTCCCGAGACCACGACATGACCGAAGACATGACCGACCCCCACTTCACAACACTGCAAAAGCAAGTGCTGGCCGAAGCCGCCACCTGGCGGGGCACCCCGTGGCACCACGAGGCGGGTGTTAAAGGCGCGGGCGTTGACTGCGCCATGCTGCTCGTGCGCGTGTTTGCCAGCGTGGGCGCCATACCCGACATTGACCCGCGCCCCTACCCCATGGACCACATGCTGCACAGCGGCGAAGAGCGGTTCTTGGGCTGGCTGCAGCAATTTGCTGACCCGGTCACCACCGGCGACCCGCAGCCTGGCGACGTGGTGGTGTACCGCGTTGGGCGCTGTTACAGCCATGCAGCCATCGTCACGCAATGGCCCCACATCATCCACGCATTCCGCGATGAGCGGCAAGTTGTGGTGACCCGTTTCGACGTTGGCCGCTTGGCCAGCAAACCTTACAAAATAATGCGCCTGCGCGCACTGGAGCACACATGAGCGGAGGCGGCGGCACCATCAGCACTAGCGAGCCACGCCTGGGCGCGTTGCGCGTTCAGCAAAGCAGCTACGGCCTGGCACTGCCCATTGTTTACGGGCGCACCCGCGTGGGCGGCAACCTCATTTGGTACGGTGACTTTGTAGCCATTGCCCACACCACCACCACCAGCAGTGGCGGCAAGGGTGGCGGTGGTGGTGGCGTTAGCCAGCAGGCCACCACTTTTACCTACGAGGCCGCCATCATGATGGCCTTGTGCGAAGGCCCTATTGGGGGCGTAGTGTCGGTGTGGCAATCCAAAAAACGGTTTGAGGCCATTGGCGGCCAAACAGCCCTTGAGCGGCTTGGGTTGTCTCTGTCCGACGGTTCAGCAGGGCAGGGCGCTTGGGGCCACCTCAGCGCCAAGCACCCCGCGCAGGCCTTGGGCTACAGCAGCACCGCGCACCTGCACAGCGCGGCCTTTAGCCTTGGGTCAAATGCCGAGATTGACAACCATTCCTTCGAGCTGGACGGCAGGCTGCAGTTTGGCGGCGGCGTGGTGGACGCCAACCCCAAAGACATTGTTTATGACCTGCTGACCAACCCGCAATACGGCGCGGCCTTCCCGCCAGGCAGCATGGGCGACCTGTCGGTTTACGGGGCCTACTGCCAAGCCATGGGCCTGTTTTTGTCGCCCGCATTTACCGAGCAGCAAGAAGCGCGTGAGCACCTCAAGCTGCTCACCAGCATGACCAACTCGGCCTGCGTTTGGTCTGAAGGCAAGCTCAAGCTGGTGCCCTATGGCGACGAGGCTGTGACCGGCAACGGCGCCACCTACACGCCCAACCTTACGCCTATTTATGACCTGACCGATGACGACTACATCGTCACCGGCGCCGAAGACCCGGTGCAGTGCGAGCGTAAAACACCAGCCGATGCTTTCAACCAGGTGCAGGTTGAATACTTGAACCGGGCCAACGCCTACAACCTTGAAATTGTGGAGGCCAAAGACCAAGCCAACATCGAAAAGTTTGGCCTGCGCCCGCGTGACCCTATCAAGATGCACGCCATCTGCGAGGCCACCGTGGCCCGCCGTGCAGCGCAGTTGCAGCTGCAGCGCTCTCTGTACGTGCGCAATGAATACGAGTTTCGGCTGGGCTGGAAATATTGTTTGCTGGAGCCCATGGACCTGGTCACCCTGACCGACGAAGGCCTGGGCCTGGACCGCACGCCCGTGCGCATCATCGACGTGCAAGAAGACGCCGAAGGCCTGCTCACCCTGCGCGCCGAAGACTACCCCTTTGGCGTGGCCAGCGCCACGCTTTACCCCACCCAATCGGGCACTGGCTTTGCAGCCGACTACAACGCCGCGCCCGGCGGGGTGGCAGACCCTGTTTTTTTTGAGCCACCCATTGAGCTGGCAACCGCCACGGGCCTAGAAGTGTGGTGCGCTGTCAGCGGCCTGGCTGGATCAGCGGGCAGCTTGTGGGGCGGCTGCAATGTGTGGGCATCGCTCGACGGGTCGACCTACAAACAGGTAGGCACCGTGCGGGGTGGCGCCCGCTATGGCACACTCACCACATCACTGGCCAGTGGCGGCAACAGCATGTCAGTGGCCCTGGCTGGGCGTGGCGGCCAAATGCTGTCAGGCACGGGGCAAGACGCTACGCTGCTCAAAACCTTGTGCTGGGTGGGCAATGCGGCTGGGGGCGAATTTGTGGCCCACCAAACAGCAATGCTCACAGCGGCCAACGCCTACAGCCTCACCGGGCTGGTGCGTGGGGCCTACAGCAGCCCATCGCCCAGCAAGCCAGCAGGCTCGCAGTTTTTGCGCGTAGACGAAGCCATTGCCAAGAGCGAGCCGCTTGATCCGTCCATGATCGACCAGCTCATGTACTTTAAATTTTGTAGTTTCAATGTCTACGGCGGTGGCTTGCAAACCTTGGCAGAGGTCGGTGCGTACCAGTACACCGTCACCGGCAGCATGCTCAAACTGCCGCCCTCGGGCGTCACAGGCCTGGGCATTAGCGTGCAAAGCAATGGCATACGAGTGAGCTGGTCAACCTGCCCCGACGTGGACTACGCCAGCACCATCATTCGCGTGGGCACCAGCTGGGCGGGGGGCACTGAGGTAGCCAACAAGGCAGCCACCAGCCACCTGTTGGGCTGGGCTTCTTCTGCAGCACCGCTTGCCGTTTGGGCTGCGCACGTTGACGATTTTGGCAACGTCAGCGCCACTCCCGTCAGCGCCACGCTGACAGTGGCTGCACCCTCAGCCCCTGCAACCTTTAATTTAAGCATTGGAAATACGGGCGTACAGGCTAACTGGACTGCCCCTTCTGTGGCGACCGACCAGCAACCACTCGATGGCATTGAGCTATCGTGGAGGGAAGACTTTGCTACGCTCATTGAAACGCGCTCTGCCACCTCGGTCGCGCTGGGCTGGCTGGCGGCTGGGTCTTACCGGCTGTATGCCCGCTACATAGATGTGGCAGGCAATAGGGGTTACTTGGCCAGCGCCACGCTGACAGTGGCTGCACCCTCAGCCCCTGCAACCTTTAATTTAAGCATTGGAAATACGGGCGTACAGGCTAACTGGACTGCCCCTTCTGT